ATCGGTATCCGGTGTTTTTATACTTTTTGCTTTATCACCAACACCAGCTAAAAGTTTATCTTTAGCTCCACCAGCAACAGCATCAGTAGCACCCCCACCAAATAAACCAGCTACTTTTTGTGCACCCATCTTAACTAAGTTCTTTAAGAAATCAGCTGATTTAGTAACTATACCACCCATATCGATGCCCAATGATTTAAACCCTTGGCCAAGTTGACCACTCATTGTAATCATCCCACCAAGCCCCTCTAATCCAGTACCTAAATATTTATTTAATCCCATGTTAAGGGTTTCCCCCATAGCACTAAACGTTTCATTTACAGCAGCACCCATTGTATTGGCATTCTCTTGGTTTGTAGCCATTTTTTCCAATTCTGCAACCGAAACTCCTAATAAATCAGCGGATGCTTTCTTTTGGAAGTAATCCATTTTGTTGAATGCTTCAATACCACCTAATGCACTTAAGGTTTCATTCATTGCACCTTGCATATCACCTTCATATGCTAATGCTCTAGCTCTATCTAAGTTGATATCTTTACCAAGCATTGCACCTAATTCTAATTCCTTAGTAATAGATGATTCGAAATCCAATAGGTTATCAGCAACACCACTAATGGTACTCATATTTACACCTAATTTCTTAGCGTATCCTGCTGCTTGTAATATATTTTTACCACCATCTTTTCCAAATAATGCAAACTCTTCAGCTGAACCAGCTAAATCTGCCATTAAATCGGCAGGTATAATTCCATTTTGGTTTGCAAACTCCTGAGTGGTTTTAATCATATTTGCTGCTATTTCGGTTGAACCACCATTCAACCTTGCAAATGAACCCATTAATCCAACTGCTTCGGTATTTGTTATACCCATATTAGCAGCTATTAACCCAACATTAGCTTGTGTTTGGAATGTTGCAGCAGATACATCTCCGAATTCAGATGCTAATGATTTTACAGTACTAGCAGTATCTTCAAATATAAATCCTAATGCAGTTGCGGATGTAGTTGAAGAGTTCAATCCTTGTGAGAATGATTGCCCCAACTCTTTATTCATATCACCAAATTTATTGGCGAACGCACCAGTTGCAATTACTAATGCTCCAATAGCTGCTTGAGGTCTTAGTAAAAATGTTGTTAAGGTTGAACCTAATGCTCCTATTTTTTTCTTTATAGCATCAAACGCAGTTGCCTGTTCTTCTAATATATCTTTTTGTTCTTGTGTTAGAGATGCCATATCCCTTGCAGCTACAACCTGAGATTCAATGGATGCTTCTATTTGCCCTTGAATACTTAGAAATTGTTTAGCTACATTAGTTCTCTTATCCAATGCATTAACTTGCTCTTGAATTTGGTCACTAATTGAATTTAATTTATCTTCTAATTCAGCTTTTTGAACAATATCATCAGCGGTTAGTTGAGCTAACTCTTTTGCTATCGATGATTGTTCGTTATATTGTGATAATATATCAGTTACAATATCAGATGATGTTTTATTTCTTTCAGAAATTTCACTACCTCTTGCTAATTGGTCTGATACACTAGTTGCTATATCTCTTTGTAATATCGCTTGAGTTCGCATTTCATTAGAAACAGCTGAGTATATTGTACCCAACGATTTAGCTTCTTGCTCTAATGTAACAGCACCCTGTACTGTTTTATTTTGATTATCAACAAATGTCTTTAAAGTACCTACTATTCCCTCTAATCTACTTTTTAATTTAATATAAGTTTCATCCAACTTAGCGGCATCTTTTCCCTGCTCAAGCTGAATTTGCTTAATTTGTTTTAGTATCTCAACTCTTTCTTTAAGTAGACTGTTGCTATCTGCCATAATTTATTATAAATCCTTAAGAATTTTCTCTAACTCTTTGATTTCTTTTTCAATGGTTGTTAATCTGGCAGTAACGTGAGTAGGAACTCCTTTCTTTTTGGCTTGTTGTATAAACCTGTCTTGAGTACCCTTTTGAAGGTCATCTAAAAAACGATTTATGAATCCAACAATTGAACCTTCGTTTAAATTTTTCTTTCCCATAATAATTTATGTTATTCGTACTCCTATAAATATAAAGATAAAAAAAAGTGAGGATTATCTTTTAATCCTCACTTTCGATTGTTGTTGTGCTTTTTTATGTTCTTCGGATTCTTTCTTTTTTAACTCAATTAATTTGTTAAAATAGAATTTTCTCCATTGTGATGGCATGAAATACACATCATTCCAGCTGAATCCATTACCATAATTAACCAACTCCCAAATTTGAGTATGGAGTTGAATACTATAATCACTCGGTAGGGTAAAAAAAGTTTATCCCAAATGGGATATCTAGCGCCTCCGTTTCGCCTGTTACATCTGATGTGAAATCAAATTTTAAATCCATATCCGGACTTAACTCCTTAACATATTTTCTAAATGCCTTAGTATCCAATGCAAGGAATCCATTTTGAATCCAGCTTGTAACAAACCCTTTATCTTCATTTCCATCAACAGATTGTATCATATATTTCAAACGAGTAGTAACATCAAATGTTTTTTCTCCCTTTCCTTTATATAATCTTTCTAATGCTTGAATTTCTTTTGTAATTTCAGTTTCATCACCGTGTGTTAGTAATTTAAATACCAACTCTTTACCTGATTTTGGTAATTTGAATTTATATCTATTTTCACCATTTAATAGAGATTCATTAACATCTTTAGTTTTCACCTTAGATAAATCAATTGTTACTGATTGTTTTTCCAATGTAAATGGGTCAGTAATTTCAACAGTATAATCAGCCCCATAACCTAATACTCTTGTTGCCATTAAAATTGCGTTTTTATCTCCAATAAATACATCGTTGATATTAACACCTTCTTCAACAACAATAGATTCGAATAATTTATCCAATACCACACCTTTTTTAATTAAAGTTTGTGATGCAAGGATATCTTCTTCTCTAGCTGTCATGTATTTGATTTCAATGTTACCCTTTCTTAATGGGTGTTTTTCGGGATACACTAACCCCTTTGATGGTAAATCAATAATTTCCGTTGGGAAATCGAATTTAGTATTGCTCATAATTAACCTTTATTTGTTTGTATATAAATATATACTTTTTGAAAAATTAAAAAAAAAGAGAGATTCTTAATAAAAGAACCTCTCTAATTAATGTAATTATTGATTTTTATTTTAGAATTCTAAAATTGCGTAATCATAAGCCAATGTCAATTCGATATCAGCTGCATCGTTTGAATCAAATGATAAATCTCCGAAGTTAGCAGATACAATAAATGCTCCTTTTAACTTCCATTGTTCGATTTTATCACCAACAGGCCCTAGCATATAGAAATCGATGTCCTTTTTATAGAAATCGGCGTAACCTTTTCTACCAGTTAACGATTCATATCCTAAACGAACCCATTCCATTACTTGTTGTGCTCCAGATGGAACGATTGGGTCATACAATGTTATTGTAATGTCCTGCCATTCTCCCTTACCTTGCAATTTGCGATAAGTGTTGATATGGTCTAGTTTAACCGGTTCGAAAGTGATAGATGGTCTAGCCGCTGATTTTATTAAGTAAGATTGAATTCCGTCAATCTCCATAATATAGCGGTTCTTCATCTTCGGTTCGAAGTTGGTAAACATCATTTGTGAAAATTCTAATACTTCTGCCATGTTTTATCTCCTATTATACTAATAAATATTAGTTATTTTTTTATTTGTTAATTTATGCTGAGAAACTTGCTCCAGTAGGTAAGATATTGAAATCAATTACAATAAATTCAGCAGTTTTTGCTGGTTGTAAGAATATCTGTCCTGCTAAAATGTTTCTATCTACTACATCAGGTGTGTTGTTAGATTCATCCATAACTACTTTGAATGCGTATAAACCTTGTCTTTGTTGAATTCCTTCTAAGTAAGGTTGTACAGTGTTGATAAATCTACCACGAGTTGCTGCGGTATTTTGTTCGAACACTAAGAATCTAGAAGTAGATGCGATATACTTTTTAACGGTAATCAATAATCTTCTTACGTTGATTCTATCCAATGCTGATGCTTTATCTTGCAACGTTTTTTGTCCAAATGCTACAATACCTTGCCCAGGGAAAGAAGCGATTGGGTTTACTTTGTTTTCATATAAAGTATCTCTTTCAGAATGTGTTAATCTATTAAGAACTGAAACAGCTCCTACGATTCCTCCTCTATTCAAACCAGCAGGTGCGAACCATTCAGCCGCAATAGCGTCATTTGATGCGTACACAGCAGGTAACAATACTGATGGTGGAACACTTATTAATTTGTTAGTGTTTGAATCAACCATCTTAACCCAAGGGTAGTAAGTACCAGCGTAGTTTGAATCAACTGCTGCTGCCTGAGTAGTAGCTTGTGCTATTGTATCAGGTGCTGCGTTAAAATCAGCGATGTAGAAACAATCTTGTCTAGCTTCAACCATATCAATTACTTTAGTAGTAACCGGAGTGTGTAATCTTCTAATAACACCCGGAGTTACAACCATATTGATATCATATTCATCAGCGTTTGAAATTGCGTTGATTGCTTTAGAGTATGCCTCATATCCACTAGCTACAGAAGTTGATAAATCAAATCCCTGTGAGTTAGCTGCTGATATTGCCGTTCCTAAGTTAATTGGAGTTGCCGGAGATTGTCCGTTAAATCCACCTTGGAAACCTAATATAAATTGTCTCTTAGCCATATCAGTTGAATCAGAACCACTCATTACATAAGTAAGTTGAGAATCAAATCCGAAATCTACGTTTGCTCCAATTTTAGTAGTTGGTAATGGTGCCAAATAATTAGCGTTATCTAATTTAATACCAATTGTTTCGAAATCAAAACCAGCAAAATAAATTGGTGAACCAGCAGTATTATCTACTGAACCAGTTTGGAAAACAACAGCAGGTATCCATTCGGCCTGTGTTGTTGTTGTTGTTTCAATTGGATTAGTATAAGCTCCATGTCCAAATGGTGCTGCTGATACAGGGTATGAACCTTGCTCTTTAACTTCTACTCTAATATATTTTGAGTTATTCAACCAATCACCATATTCAGTAATTTTACCAGTTGAATCAATTGTCATAAATCTATCACCAATTACTCTAGCTATAAAGTTAGGAGATGCAGGGTCTAAGTTTACGTTGTTAAATGTTTCTAATACTGATTTTCTCTTATCAGTATCATTGTATGCTCTTACAGATACAGAGAATGTAGAGTAATCAGTTGCTCCATCTTCACCAGCTGCTTTCACATTAGAAATACCGATTTTAAATCTTGTGTTTTCGTTGTTACCATATCCTAATGTATGGAAACGGAATAATTCATATCTCTCACCAGAAATAAGTTGTGATTTTACATAAGGAGTTTGTGCAGGAGATGCTCCAGCTTGCGAAGGTGCTCCTAATCCTAAATCAGTACCACCAAATACTTGAGATGGTAATGCAATTGCTACAACTGCTCCAGCAGGATTGCTTGTATTGTAATTAAATGCAGATGCTTCATTTTCAAAGTATGAATAAACATATCCATCTTTTGAACCAAATGGTGATTCACCAAATACATCACTTACATCATTAGTTGCCGATGGAACTAAAGATGATGATACAAAACCAATACCAGAACCAGAAACTACAAATGAACCAGATATAGTTAATGATGGTGTTACAGTAAATGGACCAAATCCTACTTCAGCATCACCATTGT